AACAAGCCAAAAATTACGCAACTTAAATACTTTTTAAAATGAAAGTAACCGACAAAATAACAATAACAAACGAGGATAATATGCAGTTAATGGCTCGTTATCCAGACAAGTATTTTGACTTGGCAATAGTAGACCCGCCTTATTTTGAGGCTTATGGTAATGAAAATTATACGGGGAATGATATAAGTACAACGGGAATAAAAAGACAAACGAAAAAAATACAAAACTGGGAAGTGCCAAACGATATTTATTTTAATGAATTATATAGAGTTTCAAAAAATCAAATAATTTGGGGGTGTAATTATTATGCGAAATATATTCCTAATTATGGTAGAATTGTTTGGAACAAATTAAACGATAATTCTACATTTTCAAAATGTGAACTAGCAAGTCATTCATTTGGAATAAGGGTAGATAAATTTGATTTTATGTGGAACGGAATGATTCAAGGCAACATGAAGAATAAAGAAAAAAGAATACACCCAACTCAAAAACCAGCTATATTATATAGATGGCTTCTTGAAAATTACGCCAAGCAAGGCGACAAAATACTAGACACTCATTTGGGTTCTGGCAGTATTGCAATAGCTTGTCATGACTATGGCTTCGAGTTAACGGCTTGCGAACTTGACGCCGAATACTATGAAAAGGCGATCCAAAGAATTAAGAACCATACAAACCAACAAAAACTATTTTAAAATGGAACTAGACTTAAAAATACTTTGGGCTAAGAATACTATTTGGGTAGTCCGCGAACGAATTAAAAACGTACGCTTAAAACTTGAAAAGGATAAACCAGACGCAAAGGACTACATTAACGGCGGTAAGGACAGCGAAGAGCAATTATTGAAAACCGAACTTGTTTTAATTGAAATGCAGAACGAAATAGTAAGTTTAAACCGAGAGTTAAACCAACTAGCTAGACGCAACGCGCAACTCCGCGTAGCTTACGACGAACTTAAAAACGAACTAAAATTTAAAAACATTGAGTTATGAAAATTTTAAACCTATACGCTTGCTTAGGCGGTAACCGCTACAAATGGGACGAAATTGCAGAAATAGAAGTTACAGCAGTAGAACTTGACCCAGAAGCTGCGAAACTTTACCAGGAAAGATTCCCAAATGATAAAGTAATAGTCGAAGACGCACACGAATACTTGTTAAATCATTACCATGAGTTCGATTTTATTTGGAGTTCGCCACCATGTCCGAGCCATAGCCGCGCAAGATTCGCCAGGCGAAACACTACAACACCAATTTACCCCGACTTAAAATTGTACGAAGAAGTCTTATTTTTAGAAAATTATTTCGAGGGTAAATATGTAGTCGAAAACGTAATACCTTATTACGAACCTTTAATACCAGCTCAAAAACGAGGCCGACATTTGTATTGGGCTAACTTTATTTTGCCTAATAGCTTAAACGAACGCAAGTCTTCTATAATGGAGGGAAAAGACGAGGTTACAAAATGGTGTGAATTTCACGAATATGACTTTAGGAAATACAATGGATCGCAAAGAATTGATAAAATGGCTCGTAATCTAGTAGATTTTGAAGCGGGTAAAACAATACTAGAAACAGCGTTAAATATTGTAAGAAAATCAAATACTAATCAAATTTCTATATTCGATGCGTTGTAAAAATTGCCGCAACAAGTTCGAACCCGTCCGCTTCAATCAAAAGTTTTGTTTAAAAGACGAATGCTTAAAAGCCTTTGTAGAAGACGTAAAGCAAAAGGAATGGAAAAAGACTAAGGCCAAGCTAAAGAACGACCTTAAAACGACAACGGACTGGCTTAAAGAAGCCCAAAAGGTATTCAATACATACATACGTCTAAGGGATCAAGGCAAACCTTGCGTAAGTTGCGGCGGTTCTTTAGGCGAAAAGTACGACGCGGGGCATTATTTCAGCATGGGCGGCCATAAAGCCGTTACATTTGACGAAGACAACGTACACGCGCAATGTGTAACGTGCAACCGATACAAACACGGGAACTTATTAGAATATCAAATAGGCATAGAACAACGAATAGGCGCAGCCAAGTTAGTAGAATTACAAGGCCGCGCACACCTAGAGAAGCGCTGGGGAGTAGACGAATTGAAAGAAATAATAAAAATTTATAAAAAAAAGTTATCGGAATCAAAATAAAGTATATATTTGCATATAGTTAACACTTAAAAACAATTAGTTATGAAACATTTATTTAAAGCGCTTGCGGCTTTTCAGCAAGAAGTACCAGTGATCCACAAAGGCACTCAGGGTTTTGGCTATTCTTATAGCGACTTACCCGCAATTTTCAAAACAATTAACCCGCTACTAGCAAAACACGGTCTAGGCTTTACACAAAACCTACATACCAAAGAGGGTGAAAACTACATTTGTACTATCATTTTTCACGTAGAGACGGGCGAAAACATGGAAAGTTCCGTGGCTATTCCTAGCGTTAGCCTTAAGGGTATGAATGACTACCAAAGCTTCGGCAGCGGCGTTACGTATTTTCGTCGTTATGCTTTAGCTAGTAGCCTAGGACTTGTTACAGACAAAGACACAGACGCAAGCGGCGAACAAGTAAAAGACGAACCAAAGAAAAAGCCTATTGACCAAAAGCGTTTCAGCGCTGCCGTTCAAGCCATTGCCAAAGGTGAATACACCCGCGAAAAGCTAGAAGCTTCATTCCAATTAACAGATGGTCAAACCGATATGCTCAACGCCTTATGAATGCTTTTAAAATTAGATGCTCGGCAATAGGTAAAATAATGACAAACCCCCGCACAAAGGGGGAGTTGTTATCGCAAACCGCAAAGACATACATAGAAGAAGAAGTGCTGCGTGCGAAATACGGCATTATTAAGACGTTTTCAAGCCGTTACACCGACAAAGGTAACCTAGTAGAAGACGAAGCCATAGAAATGGCAGCAAACGCGCTAGAATTAGGTTTCTTATATAAGAATCACGAACACTTTAGTAACGACTTCTTAACTGGCACACCTGACGTAAACACGGGCGACGTACTTTTAGACGTGAAATCTAGTTGGGATGCAACTACTTTTCCGTTTTTTGCTACCGAAATTCCTACAAAAGACTACTACTACCAGTTGCAAGGCTACATGGAATTGACGGGTAAAACCGAAGCGCTACTAGTTTACTGCCTAGTCAACACCCCCGCCGACATGATTGAAGACGAAATAAGAAGCGCGCACTGGAACGCTAGATTAATAGACGAAAGCCAAGAATTACGCGACGAGGTGTTAAAGCGCCATTCATTCGACCACATACCCGACAACCGCCGTGTGAAGTTCTTTAAAGTAGAAAAAGACGAACAAGTAATAGCCGAAATCAAAGACCGCGTAGAGTTATGCCGCGAGTATTTTAACACCTTATACAATTTCCTATGAAACAAGAAGTAGAAGACCAGATAGTAAAAAGCGTGCTAGCTAAGTACGTAGAACGCTCAAACACGGGGCTAAAGAAATACGGAACGCCGCTAACGCGTGAAGACCTAACGCTGGATCAATGGCTAACACACCTACAAGAAGAACTAATGGACGCCACACTTTACCTAGAGCGCATCAAAAAAGACATAGCGCTAGTAGAAGTAGAAGCCTTTAGCAATGGTTACCGTGAAGCGTTAGGGAATTACCGCGAAACGTTATTAACAAAAAAAGGCTGCGCTTGCTATGGCAGCAACGCAATTCACGAATGTAATTGTAAATAGGCTTTTAAACCGATATTTCATTTTATCGGCTAATTAAACGATAACTAAATCATAATAAGATGAAGTTTAAGCACAAACTTATTTTAGTTTTTTTTACTGCAATTATATTAGAAGCAAACAGCATTGCAGGTTTTAGATTTTTAATGGACAAAAATTGGATGGGAATGGTATTGATGGTATTTGTAAATCCTTTATTGTGTTTGCCTATGAACCACTATAACATTGAAGCTAAAACATTTAAAGAAAGATTGTTTATTGCTTTGGCTTTTGCTTTTGGTTTTGCCGTTGGAGTAGGAACAATAAGACCATTTTTTTTATAACCTTTAAATCAAAATAAATATGAAAATAGAAATCACACACTACGGCCATATAGCCAGCTATGAGTTCGATAACGAAGAAGTTACATTAGATGACTTGCTGTATCACCTACAAAAATTAATTGAGTTGACGGGCTATGGGATAAAGGGCAGTTTAGAAATCATAAAAGAAGAAGAATGAGACCAGACAAAGAATATCTTGCAGCACTTGCCACGATGATAATGGTAACTGCAATAGTAATAATTTTAGTAATCAAGTTAATTTTTAATATATAACCAATGGAAACAAAAAACAACTCAGGATCAATTTTTAAAAACAACTACAAAAAGACGGAAACGCATCCTGACTACAAAGGTAAGTGCATGGTAAACGGTAAAGAAATGGAGATTGCGTTATGGGTAAAGGACACAAAGACGGGCGAAAAGTTCTTTTCAGCATCATTCAGCGAACCATACGTAGCCCCAGAACCTACAAACCCACCCGTAATAGTTAGCGACGACCTACCATTCTAAAAGTTATGA